CCTTGACAAAGAAACAGAGATGAGAGACAGACATGACAGGGTTCGACCCGACAGCGCCAGAGTATAGATACTTTGTAACGGATCTATTGTCTAACTCTCTTCTTGCCGAGATCCCGTTTCAAGGTGTCTCGTACGAGAGGTCATTGAAGAGCGCTGGCAAGTTCAGCGGGAACATCGCGGTCATCGACGCTACAGACCAGTTCAATCTGTACGAAAACACGATGCCGGGTAAGACCGGGTTGTACGTTGTCAGAAACGACGAGTGCGTCTGGGGCGGTATCATCTGGAGTAGATCGTATAGTTTGACAGAAAAGAGTTTGTCTGTTCAGGCATCCGAGTTTACGAGCTATCTCTACCATAGAAACATCTGGAGAACATTCAGCCACGACTTCGGTGCGACCGCTGTTAAAGCAAGTGTTGGCGGTCTTACAGTAGTGACTCTCAGCAGCGGATCGTACAATTTTGTTGCCGGCGCACCCGTAAAGATTGAGTTCTATGATGTGTCGAACTTTACGTACAACGGGTACTACACTACTCTTGCGTCCGGTTTGACGGACACGTCATTTGCTGTAAGTATCCCGTCGCTGCCTGTTGGCACGTACGCATCTACGACGGTCAAGGTTCGTGTCGACACGTACGACTACACCCGTCAGTTATTGACGGAGATGCAGGTAGATTTTTCTAACATTGAGTTTCCTAACTCCGAGATTCAACCTGGAGTTAGGTCGCAGTTCGGCGTATCTGCAAGGTCGCTGACAGATAACGTAGTCACTCTCACAACGTCGTCTACGCACGATCTTAGCGTCGGCCAGATCGTTGACGTTGAGAACATCGGCTCAAGTTTTGATGGAAGCTATACCGTTACTTCTACCACGTCGAACACCCTTACCTACGCCAAGACAGCGAGCAACGTAGCTAACGGGGCACCGTCGACGATTATCGCTACTGTGACAAAGAAAGAACTAGACTCAGCTACTGGTCTTGTTACTCTTACGACGTCTGCAAGCCATGGTTTTTCGGCCGGTCAGTACGTTGACATTGAAAACGTAGATGACCCTGCGGCAGCGTACGCCACCTTCGACGGGCAGCATTTGGTCAACTCTGCTCCGACTTCAACTACGTTTACGTATTACGTGTACGTTGCATCAAGCGAGGTGTACGAGGCAACGATCACGAGTATCACGCACCCGATGATCGAAAGCACAGCTCACGCTTTTGGGTTGTTCTGGTATTTCTGTGATTCGATCGTGCCTTTCAAGGCAGGTGACACGGTCACTATCACCGGTGTTGACCCGGCAGCGTACAATATCACCGGCACTATATACAACGTCGACACCGAAACTAAGAAGGTGTTTACGATACTTAATGCTGGCACTCCTGCCGCATACGTATCTGGTGGTGAAGTTTCAGGCCATATCACGATCACTGCCGATAACTCGTTCAAGGTAGGCGACAAGGTAAGTATCGCTGGAGTGACCCCGAGTTCGTACAACTCAAGTGAAGAGACCGTGACGATCGCTACACCGACGTACTTCGCAATCGCGAGTTCTAACGTTGACGAATATGACACTGGAGGATCTGTCAACCTAGTCGTCCCATTGGCCGGTACGGCTACAGTTACGCCACGCATCTTCTCCAACACCTACGGACCGTTCCCCGGCAACGCCGACATTGGTATCAGCTTTTCAACCAACGACTACAGCGGTGTTACGATCGACAACAAAACGTACCGCGGGTACGAGCTGCGCTCAATCGGTGAGGAACTTGACGAGTATTCAGACACTGTAGACGGGTTCGAGTACAGAATTGACTGTGCGTACGACCCTACAACGTCAACGTTTACTAGAACGTTTGTGCTGCTTCCGATCAACGTGCCTAACCCGCCGGCGCCTGGCGAGGTGTCGCCGTTGAGCCGTTTTGGCGCAGATGAGCTCGTGTTTGAGTACCCTGGGAACATAAACACGGTCACGATGGACGAGTCCGCTGAAAACGCGGCGACAAGATTCTTTGTTGTCGGCAACATCAGTGATCTTGGTGACGACGCAAGTCAACCATACGCTGTAGCGTCTGCGACAGATCTATTAAATGGCGGATGGCCGATTCTTGACGAGTCACAGACACGGCAGGACGCGTCCGCTGAAGCGCAGCTTTACGACTACGCGCAGCGATATTTAAGCGAGTTTAGACCGCCCGTCACAGATCTGAAGATCGGTGTCAACGGAAGCATCGCACCGGTCGTCGGCACGTACGCGCCTGGAGATTGGTGCGCCGTGATCATCTACGATAACTTTGTGCAGATGAGAATGTCAAGCGACCTTGAGATCAGAGACGATATTCTTGTGAGAAAGATCGAGAACATCAAGGTACAGGTCCCTGACGGCGTAGCGTTTCCTGAGCAAGTTGAACTATTGTTGTTCGCTGAGTGGGAGGTTGACAAAGTTGGCGAGTAATCTTAGAAGAAGTAGACGCACCTTTGGTCAAAGGTTTCTTGAAACAGAAACAAAGGTTTCGTCAATCGTCCGTCGTGGGACACCGACACGTATCGGCGCTCGCGTTGTCACGTCTGAGAACATTGCGCCTGGTGCTATTACAGCGTTGACTCTTAGCGCTGAGCTAAACGAGAACGTTGCGTTTATCCAGGCAAGCGCGAACGGTAAGAATGTTATCTACCGTCAACCTAGCGAACCGACCGGCGGTAACTATAAGTCTGGTGACATCTGGTTTGACACAGACAACGATAATAAGTTCTATCGCTATCAGGAGGACCCTGTCAGCCCTGGCTGGGTCGGGTTTACGTTAGGCGACAACGCGCTTGACAGTATCAGCGCGAACAAGATCACTGCAGGTACGATCGACGCTAGCGTGATCACAGTATCGAATCTTGATGCCGGCAACATTACGACTGGCACTCTTACTGGTAGAACACTCTCCGGCAACACGATCATCGGTGGCACTATCACTATCGGCTCCGGTACTACGATCTTCAAGGCCGACACTAACGGTATCTATCTCGGCAACTCGACGTTTGGTAGCGCGCCGTTTAGAGTGACGCCCGCCGGCGCTATGACGTCTACGTCTGGCAGTGTCGGCGGATGGACGATTGGGGCATCATCGTTGTCTTCAGGCGGTGTTGATGAGCTCGGTAATGCGTACTTAAACACCAACGGAAGTGCTTGGTTTACGATCGGAGTGCTTTCTCCATTGTTTGGCGGATACGGCGCCCCGTCACGCACTGCTGGTGCTACAGGCACTACGACTATTTCTATTAGCGGCGGCACTAGCGGTTTTCTAAGAAACATCTCGTACGGCGCGACTAAGCCAACCGCCCCAACTACAGGCGACATTCACTTTAGCTAGTGAGAATTAGTCATGGCGCTTGAAGTTTGGAACGGTTCATCATGGGCTTCGATGACAGACCCGGAGATCTGGAACGGTTCGGCGTGGGTCAATATCAACAAGGGCGAGATTTGGAACGGCTCGTCGTGGGTGGCATTCTATTTTAGAAACGCCAACGAAACGTACTCGGATCTTGACACGGTTGATAAGACATTTACGTCTATAAAGATCGGTGTCAATCACACCGGCACTGACAGACGTCGCGCGGTTGTCTGGATCAGCGGCCAGTTTCTTACGACAGCACAGACGACAAGCGTGTTCACGACAAATATGGTGTCGTCAAATACATCGGCGCAATTGAACTTCACGGGGTTGACACGCGGTACTTCATATGACTTTGATTCGTACATAGAGTACCTTGACTCGAGTGACAACGTGCTCTTTACAGGGCCGTCGATGCTTGTTCTGCATACGGACTCTACTCTTGACTACGTTAAGACGGTGCCAACAACTCCGGTAAACACCGGTACAATCACCTCAACAAGTCTTTCGTTTTCATCATCGTCAAACGCAAACTACTCGATCAACGGAGCAACCGCGTACATTCAATTCAGACTGTACGACTACCCTGGCGGCACTCTTCAAGCCACGGAAAATAGTTCTAATCTACCGTCGAATGACACCACAACGTCTAGGACCGTGACATTTACCGGGCTGAGCTATAACACCGCATACTACTGCACGGCAAGAACCTATTACGGGTCGCCAGTGTCTGGCTATAGCAGTGGCAGTGACCCGTCGAACGTCGTGTCGACACACCCGTTGCACACACCGGCAACACCCACTAAAGTTGACGGGTTCACCAGTGACACGGTGCTTACGATGGTGTCGACAGGGAACGCGTACAATAACGGCACGGCGTATATGCAGTGGGAGCGCAGCTCAAGAACAGCAGGTTCAAGCGGTGCATGGACAGTGACCACGTTCAACGACTCAGGCAATCTGCTTACAAATGACGCGACAACACGCTTTGTTTCGTACGCGTTCTCGGCTAATCAAACTGATGAGTACCGTTTTCGTGCAAGAGTCTACTACTCGACTCTGGGAGTGTACGGCCCGTATAGTTCTTACTCTGCGACAGTAAGACCGAAGCTGTGGGTTAGAACATACATACCTTCGTTTTCTGGCTACGCGGCTGCAAGTGAAAGCTCGTACTTTTCGACGGTAATATTCGCTAACTCCAGTGAGAACGGCGCCGCAGAAGACTATCTTTCGTCTGACAATAACTCCGGCACTCAATGGGAAGCGTACCCGTACAAAACTGTGTCTGGCACTGAAAGTCGCGTGCGAAGTCTAGCGTTCTTCCAAAGAGCTGCTACATTTGGGCAAAACGCCTACTTCGTCACTGAAGCCTTTGACTTTGACCCAGCGTATCCAAACGTCAGTACAGTGGTCGCGTCGCTGTCGTACGGAATTAACACGCTTACTCTTCAAAAAGGCGGAAACGTAAGGATAGTGCTGAACAGTTCTAGCAGAATAGATCTTGTAAATGGCGACTTTGTAAGAGTTGTTGGCAGCTCGAGCTCAACGTATAACCAGACGTATCTCGTGTCATCTGCTGCGGGAGATACGGTGTTTGCGACCCCGTACAACAGCGCTATATCTAGCCCATCAAGCGCGAGCGGGGGATCCTTGCGCGTCGACACGTCGAGAGGGATAGACGTAACCGTTTTTGGCGGTACAAGTGCTAGAACATCTTCAACAGAAACAAGTGTCACTAGAACAGACGCTGACTACCCGTACGACGTTCCGACTTCTGCGGCGTTCGGCAGTGTGTCGTACACTGTCACAACATCAACAAAGGTTGCTAAAACGTCGAGTGACGACGATTTTGTGAGTATTCTTTTCAGACCAATACTTCCGGCCGGCTACCGTGACGCCACGCTTGAGGGTGTCGCCATACAGATCGGTGGAGTCGCCGCTAGCAGAATCCAGGTCTACATGAACGGCACCGGCGCCGGAGATCTTAAGTTTGACTCTGGCGGATTTGGAACTATCGCTAACGGATGGATCTATCTGTCAGGTTTTAGTCTTACACCGACGTACGCTGACTACTACTTCTATATTAAAGCCAACGTGTTCCCTGGCTACTATGCTGGCGACGGTCTATACTACTCGACGATCAAGGAAATACAGTTAAGATACAGCTACGAGACATTGACTGGGTGACGATGAAGTACGTAACATTTTTTCAGTTTAGCGAAGATCTGAACATCTACGAAACTCTTCAAGGTGACTTTCCGTCGCCCGATAAGACGTTCTTTCTTCTTGATGCTTACGACGGTCAGACGTCAATTTCTAAGGTAGAAGATACGTTTGATTTCTCAAGAATCGCGCCTGAGATGATGGATATCTTTAACATAAGAATCCACTCTATCGATGAGCTAAGAGACTACGTCAACACTAACTCCGACTATAGATCTACGGTAAGTGACTTAAATCCAGACGTGTTTCATATTTCGTCTCCGCCACCGTTCAACGATCTTACAGATCACAAGAACCCCGAGGCATGTCCATTTGAGAACTGGGTGTGGAACTCAGTTGACGGGCATTGGGAGCCGCCGATCAAGCGCCCGCGGCTGTCTAACAACTTCTCATGTGTATGGAACCAGGCTCGATTGAACTGGGACATCGAGATAGTGAATCAACCAGAAAGAAAGTTTACTGGTTTTCAACTATGGAAATCGGTACCAAAAGTGGCGTCAAAGACTTATGAGAACGCGTGCTCAGCTAACGACTATACGATCAAAAGCCTTGAGCAGGTCACTCACGGCACCGTAAAATTTGACGTAGAAATCACATCGTTCAAGGGCGCGATTGATGCGCAAGAGCAAGGGCGCGGCGCGTTCCCGACGATCAAACGCCATGACATGGCGGTTGACATGGCACCGATCGCGTTCATTACGTACAGTGAGCTAGATGAAACGTATGTAGACGTTGTCGGTACTCAGAGGATATGGCAGACACATCCGCAGTGCATGGCACACACGGCGCATGAACTGTTCAGAATGATCATTGAGTGGGCGTGGTCGCATACGGAGCTTGGGAACAGTGAGCCGATGGCAGTAACGTGCCATAGCGTTTTGCGCGCTCTTCAGATGCCGTTGAACGTTAGAAACGATCTACTAAACATCGTGCCGCCGCAGCCGGTCGCTAAGTACGTTATGGGCGACTCAACTGCACTTGTCAAAGCAGCTGTGTCACCGGAGTGCCCTGAATCGTTTAGGTACTGGCTCATGGATGTCTACAGACTGTTCTACAAAAGATTTGAAGGCGAGCAACTGCACGTAGCCTACGACGATCTACCGGACTCGTACCCGATGTAAAAACAGTCTTGCTATGAACACGTGCAGACGGTTTACATATTATGATTCAACTAGTTCGCTACGAAAGATGGTATTCGCATGATACAGGTAAAAGACGGGGATAGAATCCTTCAGTTCAACGGCAAGCTTCTTGGTAAGTCGTCGTCGTGGCGCAGAGACTCGCTGCGCTGGATCGAGTTTGAACTGTACAAAACTGAGAGCGGCTCGTATGTTTTGTCTCGAGTCGGTGTCTCAGTTGTCTACCACGCTGCAACATGCCACCTTGTCAAACGGTACGGCCTTAGCGAGGTGCCAACACAGTCGGTTACCGCGCCACGAGAGCTCGTCCCGTGCGAGATCTGCAATGCCTCGCTTTCAGCCGCGGTTATCTTTCCCGAGAAAGACCGCAACTGGGCGCAGGTAAGCGAGGACCCAAACGCGGTTCTTGAGGCGCTCTATAAGTACGATGAAAGCGGAGCAAGGTATCTTACGCACGTCGCCCAGAGACTGCTCGAGGAAGCGTCAAGAATCGACAAAGGCATCGAGACAGTTTACCGTATCGAGGTCATCCCCTGATCGGTCATCTTTTCTGCTAATAGACGTTATATATTAGACCGCCAAAGGACGGATTGACGAATGTTTATAGTTTTGGAAGGCGCAGACGCTTCTGGTAAAAGTACTCTTGCTGCCGAGATTAAGCAACAGCTACGGTTAGCAAACCCACGTACTGAGGTGCGGGAGTTTCACAAAGGCAAGCCTGAAGAACTTACGCGTCGCTGGGTGCTGCACGAGTATGCCGTTGATATCGAGAACATTGACTGGACAGACGAGATTGCCGTGTCTGACAGATGGCACTGGGGCGAGGTAACGTACGCACCCACGAAGCGACCCGAGACGTGCAAGGACGAGTACGGTCTTCTTGGCGTTGCCGGCTGGCGTTGGGTGGAGCTGTTTCTCGAGTCTCGTGGAGTGACGCAGTGCTGGGTGTATCAGCCTCTCGAGGTCATCACTGAACGGATCAATAGCCGCGGCGACGATTTTGTAGATGCGCACGAGCTTGCCGGTATTCTTGATAGATATGAGTTTGGCTACAACAAAGCGTACAACGTAGAGCTGAAGGTTACCGTACCTCAAGGCGAAAAATATGTTAAATACGCCGCCGACGTGATAATCGACGCTGCCACGAAGAAGTCTATGGCAGCGAAACCGCTTTCTAAGTTTCCGATGTACATCGGCCCTAGACACCCGAACGTTCTTCTAATCGGCGACAAGAGAAAAGACCCTACCGAGACTATTCTCCCATTCATGCCTGTCAACGGCAACTCTGGAGACTATCTGCTGTCTTCTTTGCCGGAGCTTGGCTGGCGCTCATGCGGAATCATCAACTCAGATGACTTTGACGAAAACTCGTTGCATGATCTGCTTGATGTGCTCGGTGGGCCGAGGATAGTTGTTCTTGGCAGATTAGCTGAAAAGAAAGTTCGCCAGTGCGGCCTAGAAGAAGAGCGATACGTAGTTCTTCCACACCCGCAATACGTCAGAAGATTCCATCACGATGATCGTTTTGAGTACGGCCAGGCGATCATGAGCTTCGCCTATAACAGAGATGAAAGGTACACACATTGGATACTTCCGTAAAGCTTATTCATATCGAAGATGGCGTCAACGGCTACGTTGATCTTGTCAATCACGTGCTGCGCCACGGGAAGCCTGCCGCGCCGCGAGGATTCAATACGCTTGAAATAGAAGACGCAGTTATCTACATCGATGATATCTTCGCCGCTCTGCCGATCGGCGTCGGCCGTGGCACTGTCCCCGGCATCGGTGCCGTTGAGGCTTGCCAACTTCTTGGCGGTGTAAGCACGCCAGAGACAGTCATTGCCGTCGGCCCGCAGTTTAAGAACTATGCCGAGGACAATGGGATATTCCACGGCGCGTACGGTCGCAGAACCAATGGCCAGTACGACTACGCGATCGAGAAACTGAAGAACGATCGCGACACACGGCAGGCTGTTGTCACCATCTGGAACCCAGAGTACGACAACCAAGAAGGTAAGAGAGACTACCCGTGCACTGTCCTCCATCAGTTTAGAATCAGAGACAACAAACTAAACATGAGCGTGTACATGCGATCGAACGACGTGTGGCTAGGAGCAGCGTATGACTTCTTCCAGTTTACGAGGGTTCAACTCGCGATGTGTAGCGTGCTTGGCGTTGAGCCTGGCGCATACGCTCATCATGTTGGGTCTTTGCACATTTACGAGTCAAACTACGCGGCCGCGAACAACCTTAAGAAAACCGACAAGGTTGAAGCAGTGCCGCCTATCTACGGTGATACGTGGGATGAAGTCAAAGACTCGGCAATAGCGATCCTGAACTCTGTAAAAGATCACAGTTTGTTGGACTCTCTTTCTTCGCAGGAGCGGTGGTATGCTAGTGCCATGATCACAGCGATCGAAAAGAACAAAAGAAAAGAGGCGTGATGAGTGGCGATTGGGATGACGAATACTCTTCACCGATGAAGGAAGCCGCGGTGAGTATGCACGAAATGTACCTCACCTTGCGTGAAGCCGGATTCTCCAGACGGGACGGTCTTGAGCTTATCGCCAAGATGCTAATCACAGGCATTGCAGAAGCCTCGATAGAAGACGACGAAGATGACGAAGATTGATGGACGATACAAGACCTTCTTGGGATGAGACATGGCTTGCAGTAGCCGAAACTATTGGGCTTAGATCTCGATGCTCGCGCGCGCAGTTAGGCGCCGTGATTGTTTCTAGCGAGCAAAGAATCTGCGCAACAGGTTACAACGGCCCTGCGGCTGATTGGCCTGAACAAGGTACGTGCAGTCTGTGGTGCCCTCGAGCAAGAGGTGAAGCCCCGCTAGACAATATGTATGATGCTTGCCCAGCGATTCACGCTGAGGCAAACGCGTTGCTATATGTAGACCGCTCGAGTGTCGCCGGTGGGACACTCTACGTGACGAGCGCTCCGTGCATGCAGTGCGCTAAGTTGATAACAAACTCTGGTCTTGCGCGCGTCGTATGCAGACTGCGTTCTGCCGATCTACATCGTAGACCGTACGACGTGTTTGAGTATCTAAAGAAGTGTAAGATCGAACTAACAGTAGTTAAGGACGACGACGTTGAGTGACAACGACCTTTCAAATGTGCAACTGCACCTTGTTGACAACGTGCAGAAGGCACAGGATTTTCTGCACTGGCTTGGGCAGAGAAGACCGTACAACGCTATCTCGGTAGACACTGAAACCGGTGAGCTGCCCGGAAACCCAAGAGATCACGCACTGTCGCCGTGGCACGGCCGTCTTCGTCTCGTGCAGGTTGGTGATGGTGAGCAGGGCTGGTCGATCCCGTGGGACGAGTGGTCGGGCGTTTTCTACGAGGCAATGGACAAGTTTGACGGTCCGTTGATCTGCCATAACATCGCGTTCGAGGCGCGCTGGTTTGATGTTCAGTCCCGATGGGATATTCCGTGGCATCGTGCACACGACACGATGATTATGGCACACGTTGTTGACCCGCTTGGGTCTGGCGCTCTAAAGCGTCTTGCCGCTCTTCACATCGACAGTCGCGCAGTTGCTCTACAAGAGACACTCGACACTGAACTAGTTAAGAACGGGTGGACGTGGGGGACGGTTCCCACTAACTTTACGCCATACTGGTCGTACGGCGCTCTTGACTGCGTTTTGACAACTCGTCTGTGGGAGATGTTCTATAAGCAGTGCGGGCCTGACGGTCCGTATCAGCGCGCGTACGAGCTTGAGATGGCGACACGCAAGATCGTGACGCGCATGGAAATCAACGGTGCACGAGTTGATCTTGACTACTCACAGAGAAAGTACGATGAACTTACAGCGTACACTGAATCTGTCAAGAAGTGGGCGAAGGACACGTATGGCGGAGTGTCTATTACGAGCAACGTTCAGTTGGTCCGCCTGTTTGAGTCACTTGGCGCAGAGATCACCGAGTTCACGCCTACAGGTCAGAAGTCATGCACTAAGGACCAGTTGAAGATCCTTGCTCGTGACGGAAATGCTGAAGTGTCTACTCTTGCTGACACCGTTCTTAAACAGCGCAAAGCTGACAAACTTGCTGGCACGTACTTCTCTAATTTTCTTACAGAGTCTATTGACGGCATCGTTCACCCATCGGTGAAAACTCTCGGTGCTCGTACTTCTCGTATGTCGATCACAAACCCGGCGCTACAAACGTTGCCTAAGGGCGACGATGTTGTGCGCCGCGCCTTCATCCCTAAGGACGATGATCATGTGATTATCACGAGCGACCTTGACCAGGTCGAGTTCCGTATGTTTGCGAGTCTGTCGAATGACACCAACCTCATCAATCTGTTTCATCTTGCCGATGCGACAGGGTCCGACCCGTTCACCGAGATTGGTCGTGAGGTCTACAACGATCCGGGGATGCAGAAATCAGACAAGCGTCGTGGTCTGATCAAGAGCATGATCTACGGTCGCCTGTACGGCGCTGGCGTTGCTAAGCAAGCGTTGACAGCCGGCGTTGCTGAGATTCAAATGAAGCAAACATCTGACGCGTTCGACAACAGATTCCCGGGAATGTCATACTTCCAGAGACAGATAGAAGACATCGGGATGCGAAGACTCAAGTCGGAAGGCCAAGGCTACGTCTACACGTGGACTGGTCGCAGATTGCCGTGCGACGAAGGAAGAGTCTACACGCTTGTCAACTATCTCATTCAAGGTGGAGCTGCAGAGGTTTTTAAGTCGAATCTTGTAAAGCTCGACCAAGCAGATCTGACAGAAATGTTGATCGTCCCGGTGCACGACGAGATCGTGCTGCAGGCCCCTCGAGAAGATGCTGAGGAGATCAAGCAACTTGTTAGACAGTGTATGACAACAACCGACGGTTGGGCAGTGCCGCTTACCGCTGACGTTGATGGCCCGCTTGAGACATGGGGTGACAAGTACTGATGAACCGATACCTTGAAATGGCTCTAGGGGTCGCCTCGAAGAGCAAGTGCAGACATAAGCACGGTTGTGTGGTTGTTCGTGACGGGCGGATCGTTTCGACGTCGACGAATAAGAAGATCGGTGACCCAGCGACGGCGTGGCGAACATCTCATGTTCATGCCGAATTTGCTGCTATCACCGCCGCAGGTTCTCTTGCGGTCGGGTCGAACGTCTATATTGCCAGAATAGCCGCAGATGGGTCTCCGGCTCCGTCGAAGCCGTGTAAGAAGTGCGAAAGTATACTGTTAAGGTCGAAGGTGGCAAGGGTGGTGTGGACATGAGGTTTATTTTGGCTGTTGACCCTGGAAAGAAGAGCGGCGTCGCTTTGATTTCCTATGAGAGCGGCCTAGAACCGCGCCTCTTGGCCTCCGGCGAGTTTCTTATGGAAGAATACCATACTCCGATTCTTGGGGCCATTAGCACAGCCAAACTGGCTGGCGCACAGTTAGATATCGTCTGTGAGAGGTTCACAATTAACGCTCAGACGGTAAAAAATTCTCAGGCGCCGTTTAGCCTCGAGCAGATCGGCATCTTAAAGTATCTGATGCTCAGCAACGACATTGACCCTGGTACTTTGCTGTTTCAGTCACCGTCTGACGCTAAGAAGATGTTTGACAACAGCGCACTGAAGAAACTCGACCTTTGGCATCGTGGTGGAGAAGGTCACGCGCTGGACGCGATACGCCACGGTCTTCTGCGTCTAGTGAAGATCGGTTGGGCGCCATTGCGGCTCCTTGAGTGAACATACTAAGAAAAAATTGCATGCGTGAAGACATTTCCGCTTAGTATGTGATACAGTGACAGATAACGAACGACAAGAGGTGTTGAGTGCCAGTTGATGTAGAGCTTAATGATTCGGGTGAACACATCCGTATCGAGACCGAATGGCGATACAAAGAATTATGCAAGGGGATCCCGGGTGCGACCTGGTCTGCAGCCGACAAGGCGTGGCGGGCGCCGCTCGGCTGGTCAACATGCCTTGCACTGCGATCGGTCTTCAAGACTGAGCTGCGCATCGGACCAAGACTTGCCGAGTGGGCTACAACCGAACTCAACACACGAGTGACGCCCTGCAACGAACTGCGCGAACTTGAGACAGCAGACGGCGACGAGGCGTTGTTCCCTCACCAGCGCGCTGGAGTAAAGTTTCTTGCCGCTGCCCGTCGCGCATTGCTTGCCGACGAGCCAGGCCTTGGTAAGACAGCGCAAACAATTCGCGCGTTGAAGGAACTAAAAGACAGAGGCGAAGACGTATTCCCAGCGCTCATCGTGTGCCCTAACACGCTCAAGAAGAACTGGAGACGCGAGTTTGGAATGTGGTGGCCTGGTGTAAACGTCCAGGTCATCAGCGGATCAGCGACACAGCGACGTAAACAATTTGCCGAAGAAAACGTTGATGTATACGTCATCAACTGGGAGTCGTTGCGCACGCACTCACGTCTTGCTAGTTACGGGTCCGTTGCGTTGGCGCGCTGTGTTGAATGCGGCGGCCACGATGAAAAGGTCTCGGAAAATCGCTGTGAGGTTCACGTGCGTGAACTAAACAAGATCGACTTCAAGGCCGTTGTCGCCGATGAGATTCACCGTTCAAAGGAACCGAAGAGCAAGCAGACACGCGCGCTGTGGGCGGCCACAGGAAAAGCTGACATTCGCTTTGCGCTGACAGGAACACCGATCGCTAACAACGTTCTAGACCTATGGCCGATTCTGCATTGGCTGTCGCCAAATGAATGGCCTAGCAAGACGCGCTGGATCGATCGCATGGTTGACACTATGTTGAACGCGTTTGGTGGAATGATGGTGCTAGGCGTCAAGCCGCATATGCACGATGAGTTCTACGCGGCTATCAACCCACGGATGCGCAGAATGCTTAAGGCAAAGGTGCTACCGTGGTTGCCGCCAGTGATCAAGGAACGTCGCGACGTAGAAATGTCTACAAAGCAGAAAAAGGCGTACGAGCAAATGCGTGACGTCATGATCGCGCAGTTGGAAGGTGGCGAGGCGCTAACTGCTCCAAGCCCTCTTACGCAGGCGACGCGTCTGCTACAGTTTGCCAGTTCATACGCTATGGTTGACGTAGACGAGTTTACGGGCGAGATCGCCGTCAAACTGTCAGAGCCATCGTGCAAGGTTGACGCGTTGATGGACGACATCGACGCTGGCGACTTTGGAGATGACTCGGTTGCCGTCTGCGCCGTATCACGTCAGCTCATCGAACTTCTCAGCGCCCGCCTTGAGAAAGCAAAGATCCCGCACGGACTAATCACTGGTGCACAAACAGAAGAAGAGCGCCAAAAGGCTATCGATGATTTTCAGAATGGAAGAATCAAGTGGATTCTTTTCACGGCGCAAGCCGGAGGTGTCGGCGTTACATTGACAGCGGCTCGCAGACTCATCATGCTTCAGCGTCCGTGGTCACTTGTCGATTACAAACAGGCTCTTGACCGCGTGCACAGAATCGGTAGCGAGATCCACGACTCCATCGTGATCACCGACTACGTCACTGACGGGACGATCGAGGAGCGCGTTATTCAGGTTCTAGATACCAAGGCCGACAACTTCGAGCAAATCGTACGAGACAAAGACCAACTTCTCAAGATGTTGAGAGACGACAAGACAGGATCACTGTGACAATCAACGAAACTCCGGTTGAGCTCCGCCGCGAGCCACTGAGAATCTCCAACTCAGAGATTCAGACATTCAAAGACTGCAGAAGAAAGTGGTGGCTAAACTACTACCGCAGACTTCAGCCGCAGACGCAAAACTTCACCGGCGCTCTTGCGCTCGGTTCGCGAGTTCACTCTGCGCTTGACATGTACTACTCGACTGGTACTCCATTGCTCGAGGCGTACGCTCACTTCGTACAGCTCGACAAGAAGGCGCTCATGGAAAGCTTCCGTGACACCATGGAACTCGAGACAGAAGCCGAACTCGGCAGAATCATGCTCGAGGGTTACCTTGACTGGGTCAACGAAAACGGTATCGACGCTGATCTTGAGATGATCTCGACAGAAGAAATCATCACCATGCCTATGTTTGAAGGCAGGGTAGAACTTCAAGGTAAACTTGACATGCGTGTTCGCCGTAAGGCAGATGGTGTTCGCATGTTCCGCGACTTCAAGACTGTTGGCGGATCATTCACCGAGTTCGCTGCACTAGCGCACATGAACGAGCAGATCTTGACATACATGCTTCTTGAGGCGGCGCAGAACAAGGAAGGCGAGCGCAGTGAAGGTGGCATCTTTACGATGCTGAAAAAGGTCAAGCGCACCGCCAACGCAAAGCCGCCGTTCTACGATCAGATCGAGGTTCGACACAACACCTTTGCGTTGAGAGCGTTTTGGAACAGAATTCATGGTACCGTAGGCGACATGCTCGCGGTGCGAGACGCATTGGACGAAGGACAAGATCATCACTTTGTTGCATACCCTCGGCCAAGCCGTGATTGCAAATGGAAGTGCCAGTTCTTTGCAGTGTGCCCGTTGTTTGACGACGGTAGCGCTGCAGAGCACGCGATCGCTGAGCTGTATACGCAAGGCGATCCGTATAAGTATTACGAATCAACAGAGATGAAAGGAAGTGAATGACCATGAGTGGAGTACAGCGATCGCTTACCCTCATGGTGTATGGTGAATCAAAGGTCGGAAAGTCGACGTTTGCAGTCACCGCACCATACCCGCGTCTAATGCTTGACGTTGAAGGTGGGCACAGGTTCCTACCTATCAACGTCAAGTACTGGGACCCGTTGCGCGAGGAGCCGCCTGCGGCTGACGGAACGTGGGACACCTGCGTTGTCAACGTCACCGAGTACGATACGGTTCTCAAGGCGTACCAGTGGCTTCAGATCGGACGCCATCAGTTCAAATCATTGATCATCGACTCGGTTTCTGAGTTGCAGGTCAAGTGCATGGACAACATCGCGGGAACAAATCAGATGCAGATGCAACAGTGGGGCGAACTTCTTCGCCACATGGGCGCGTTGCTTCGCGATCTTCGCGACCTGACAATGCACGCCACCAATCCGCTGGAAGCCGTCGTGCTGACAGCTATGGCGCGTCAAGGTCAGGACGGGCGTTACCGTCCGTACCTTCAGGGTCAACTTGCAATTCAGGCTCCGTATTTCTACGACATCCTCGGCGCTATCAACGTCGAAGAGTTCAACAATCCGGACCCGACACAAGGACCCTACAAAGCTCGCCGTATGTACGTCGAGCGCACCAACCAGTACGAGGCCGGCGAGCGCGTTCAAGGCCGCCTCGGTAAGATCGTCGAGCAAGGCGACCTCAGCGTCGAACGAATGCTCGATATCGTTTTCGGACCTCGTCCGGATCAGCAAGCAAAGTAACCAACACAGAAAGACATAGGTAAACACAATGAGCACACTTAATTGGGGTGACCTCGTCAAGGAGGCAGGTGACGTCGGTGGGTACGACCCGCTGCCCGACGGCGACTACGACCTCGTGATCGTCGAGGCACAGGCTAAGGCCACTCAGACCGGCAAGACGATGTTCGCCGTCAAGGCGCAGGTCACGACAGGGGCGCACGCAAAGCGTCTCGTGTGGGACAACCTGGTGGTCTCGACCGACAACCCGAACGCGCTCGGAATCTTCTTCCGTAAGATGAACGCGCTCGGTCTCGGCAAGGACTACTTCGCGACCAATCCGACCAACGCACAGATCGAGCAGACCCTCAAGGGTCGTAGCTTCCGCGCGCAGGTTGGTAGCCGCACCTGGCAGGGACAGAAGAAGAACGAGATCAAGACGTACTACTCGATCCCGACAGCGTCCGCTCCTGTTCCGCCGATGGCTGCAGCTCCGGCACCGGCCCCCGCGCCCGCTCCGGCACCTGCCCCGGCGCCTGCACCAGTTGCAGCGCCCGCTCCGGCTCCTGCTCCGGAAGCCGCCCCGGCTCCCGTCGCCGCCGAGGTTCAGACACAGACACCGCCGGCCGCTCCGTTCTGACGAGCCGCTGTTCTCTAGTGGTCGCCCGCGATACGAAGGTGTCGTGGGCGGCCACTTGAGCATCACACAAAGGATGAATCAATGAAGATTTTAATGACAGGGTTCACTGCTCTTCAGATCAACACAGAGCATAGAACAATCAAAAAGATCGACGTGCCAGCGTCGATCGTCGAAGCTCTCGAAAGCGTTGGCCATCAGGTTGATTGGCGACGCGTCACGCCAGGTGAAGATCTATCGTCATATGACGTGATCTGGGTAAACCTCGGCCCACTAAACTCTCTTAACGGCCGACAGGGCGCTATGGGCGCGCTGTACGCTCTTAGCTCTGGTATCCCGGCTGTTGGTTTCTTTGACGACTGGCAGTTTTCAGCCGTGTTCAACGCGTGCCGCTCGCTAGTCCGTCACCCAGAGATTCTGTACAAGTATCTCTTGTCTGGTTCGGCGCTGCGAGGTTCTGAAGACGCCACTTACTTCTCAAAGGCAGAAGCCGACGCTGCACTAGAAAGAATCGTTGCTGCTAATCCCGACGCCGCAAAGAAGTGTGCTGTCGGTAGATACTTCTTCAACGACAATGACGATAACATCAAGGCGCACGAAGGCCAATTGGTACAAACCGCCCAGGCTCTTCTCGGTGAGCGCTGGTCACACGGGCTTGTACCAGTGTGCCCGATGTATTCATTCGGCGACAGGTCACTAGTGCGAAAGAGAATGCCTGCTGAAATGGCAGGGATCGAAGCGCTAGACCCGAGCTCAACGATCTTCAATATTCTGTCGTCAGCTATTCCGATGCCGCCGTCTGAAAAGAAGAAGGCGTGGGTTCTTGGGGCCCTCGTCCCGCACGACACGTGGCTCGAAAAGAAAAACCCTGAATGGCCTGTAGAGATCGTCGGTAGCCGCAAACTCATCAGAAAGTTTGGCGGACAGCGTTTTGACACAGAGGAAGACGTGCTTTCGTTCTACAACGAACATTGGGGCATTCTTTCTCCGCCGTACCCGCACGCTGGCTGCGGTTGGTGGAGAAGCCGGTTCATGTACGCCGCTCGTGTAAAGTCAATTCTTGTCACCGACAAGGGTGAAGGCAAGCCGCTTGGCGCACCGTACTCGTTGACGATCAAGCAGGTTGAGTCGATGTCCGACGACGATCTTGCCGGCGCTGCTAACGCGCAATCCGATGCCTTGCGTGCTCACATGCCCACGTATGATTCGTTTGTTGAACACTGCAATAGGATCGTGCACCGTGCGTTGAATGAAGACAAGGGACTGAGGATAAACCCAGACGGTAGCAGGTGATGAAGTCAATCGCTATCTCAGGTATGACCGCGTCGCAGTCGTCGTACCGATCATTCCATAGCAAGGCAAGCTTCATAGGCGTTGTCGCGTCCGAACTAAAGGACAGCGGTGTCGCTGTTCACTTCATAGAACCGAGCGTTCTACTGAAGAAAAGTGACCTAGATCAGTACGACCACGTTCTACTTGGCGTCGCTCCGATGCTAAGTCTTACTGCAAACAAGGCGTACGGCGTTCTTCACATGATCAACCTGTTGAAGGACGACGGCAGTCTTGCACTATTTGTTGACGCGCCGGAACCGGCGAAGATCGCGGCAAGCCTTCGTGCTATAGATAGAAAGCCCGAAGACATCGTCAAGCCTTTCTACGCGGCTAGAAAACAATATGCCGACGTTGCAGGCAACCGTAAGATCATGGCATCGGTGATCGCAGGCGCACAGGCGCTGGCGACAGGTTGGGTCTACACAACGCTGTACCCGTCGACGCCGTTCACCTCTAATGAAAACGTTGAAAGCCAATTATTCGGCGCGACGCGTGACGTAGTCCAAGGTGTTCAGATCGACTCATTTCTTCTTAACACCGAGTTGAACACGGTGCCTAAGGCGCGTGGTGGGTATTGGACCGTCGACAACTCAAAGGCAAAATGGTTTAGGTCACTTAAAAATACCCTTGGCCACGAGGTCGTTGAGATGAAAAGCAACAGACTGTCGACAGACTCAGACGTAGAAAAACTAATAGTACGCTCATCAGGCGCGATCGTCAGTCCGCAAGACGACGGGACGCTGTGGTGGAGCTACAGAATGTCGCAAGCTCTAAACAACGACACGCCGGTGGTAAGTGACTGGAAAATTACGTCCATTCTTGGAGATTCGTGGTCGTTACTGCCGGCAAACGTAGAGGAAATGGATTACGTTGACATCTACGAACTTTCCGTAGACCAACGCAAAAGATACATCGCCGCTCTTGCCAGCAGGCAAGACGCACTACAGACACTGAAGAATGGATTAGGTCATGGCAGACAACGTGCTATTTGGTAAATGGCTGGAAAAGACACGTCAACTACAGACGGATGTGTACAACGTCGACTACGCGTCGTTCCATAGCGACGAGCATGACGACCTAAGAACCCTCATCGAGTACATCCGATGGAATATGCTTGCCATCGACGACGAGCTTGCCGAGGTGCGTAAGGCTATCTCATGGAAGCCGTGGCAGCACGACGACCCGTATGCCGACCGTCACGAGATCCTCAAGGAATGCGTTGATGTTCTGCACTTTGTAGCGAACATCCTGTGCGCCGCAGGGGCCACGGACGATGAGCTTGATCGCGAGTATCTTGCTAAGATGCAGAAGAATGCTGATAGACAAAAGAACGGCTATCGAGTTCTTGACAGTGGTGTCAAGTGCACCGCGTGCTTCAGAGCTCTTGACGACTACGACGTGGACGCGTGTCTCGAGTCGTCTTGCCCTCAACGGAGCACTGGCGGTGGTTCATGAATGATCTATGGGAAGATGCGTCGGCTCTCGACGTGAACGTTGACGACGTCTTAAGAGTGAAAAAAGACGCATACAAAACCGATGCTGGCAGACTTCATAACGGCCGACTTGTTAAGGTTGTAGATATCAAGGACGGCGATATCTACGTGACCACGATAGACTATAAGACGCCGCACATACACTCTGCTAGACACCCAGCGTACAAACTAGAGAAGAAGATAGCGGCGATATAGCATGAGCACCGTAGATCTTTCAGCAGTTCTTGAAAGATTTGAACCGGACTGGTCAAGAAGAATTGACTGTGAGCCGGGGTGGCACGCTATTATCGCCGCGATCGACGTAGAGCTGTCGAAGATCGACCCAGATTACACGATACAGCAGATCAAGGAAAAGTTTGGCGGCCTTAGATACTACTTCAACACTAAGACGGAGCACTGGCGCGTGATGAACGATGTAGTAGCTCGATACGAGCAGGTGGCCTGGTCTACGTGCGAAATATCTGGTGAACCTGGAGTGTTGATGGTGAAGCGAGGCTGGTATAGAACGCTGAGTCCAGCTATTGCGCCACCGGGATTTGAAGTTGTAGACAGGGAGAAACTTCTAAATGGCGAAGCTAGTTCGTAACGCTCTTAAGTGTTTAACGTGCGGCAAGGTAATTGAGTCTGTGCATAGGCACGATTTTGTTAGATGTGTCTGCCCTGACGACTCAGATACCGGCATTTTTGTAGACGGTGGTCTTTTGTATCAACGCGTCGGTTACGGGATAAAGGCAGAGTTCGAAGATCTCAGCGAGTACGAGGAGTAGACATGAGACTTAACATTGAGATGAAGTGCACCGGTAGAACCTTTGAAGAGATTCATGAGTCACTTACAAGTAAGTGGTCGGAGTTCATTCAAGACCCGTCGGCTGTCATTCCGTTTGACTCAGAGATACACATTTCTCAGCCTGGTGATGACCCGGACTCGGAGTTCTATCTTGCTACGTTGATCGCGAGAGCTAAGGCATGAAAAACGAAAAAAGTCCTCGGCAGGAGATGCTTGAAACAGCGGCGAAGATCATTTCTGGGCAACGAGACACTCAATACGGCGGACCTGAAGATAACTTTGGAAGAATAGCCAAGATCTGGGGCGTACTCTTTGGTAGAGAATTCACTAACGAGGACGTTGCCATGGCGATGGTTGCTGTAAAGATCGCTCGCTATGCTTCCAACTCAGGGTTTCAACCAGACACATGGACCGACATTGCAGGGTACGCCGCATGCGGCTACGAAGTCGGTCTAAAAGGTCAGGTCAGTAAGTAATACGTGTTAGTGTTTATCATCGCATTGGACAACAACGAGGAACAACAATGAGCAATCCCACCTTCATTGACTGCAACGGTCTTGCTGGCTTTATGAGCCTCGGGTTCGTGAGATCCGGACTCGATATGACGGTCCGAACGGGCACTCTTAACTTTGGTAACCCGGTTGCCGAGGTGAATAGAAAACACCTTGGCGAACAATGGACGTCGTTCTTCTCTGAAGACCCAAACGATTGGCCTGACACGAGCGCTGACGTTGTTCTTGGTTGCCCGCCATGCTCTGGTTGGTCGCTGTGGTCTGGCCCAGCGAACCGTGGCCCCGACGCTAAGGCCCACGAGCACACGCGTGCGTTCATGAAGTACGCTGCCCGGATCAAACCAAAGATGGTCGTGTTTGAGTGCGTGCAGCAGGCGTATACGCAAGGCCGAGCCGTGATGAATCAATACCGCGACATGCTCGAAGAGCTCTCCGGTAAGAAATACGACCTGTATCACGTTAAGCACAACAATCTAATGGTCGGTGGATTCTCGTACCGCATGCGCTACTTCTGGGTGGCTGTCGAAAGCGGTATGCCTTTCGGCGCGCACGCTGAAATGCCGAAGGAAATGCCAAAGATGATCGACGTCATCGGAGATCTCGAGAACCTTGAAATCACGTGGAACAGACAGAAGTACAACGCTGAACCGTCGAAGTTTGTTGCTGATCTAAGAAATGAAGACGGCTACGTCGACGGCCACATGAATAGAACAAACCTCGAGTCGCAGAGAATCCAAGAGATCTTCGACATTCTCGGTAACGAAGGTTGGAAGCCTATGGCCGCGCTGAACGTTGCTCTTAAAGAGGCTGTCGAGAAGAACAACAACACGTTCCCGCAGTCATGGGCCACCAAGGAAGAGAAGATTCGTCTAAACGACTTCTACATGGGTTTCTCGCTTCCGGCTCGTTGGGACGCGAACTCGTTCTGTCACGTTATGACAGGCAGTGCTCTTGATCACATCGTGCACCCGACACAGCCGCGCCGTATCACGCACAGAGAAGCCGCTAGAATTCAAGGTCTGCCCGACAATTGGGAATTTGTCAGTGTCAACAACTACTCGGCTCTTGGGGCCACGTGGGGCAAGGCAGTGGCCGTCCAGGCGGCGACATGGATCGGTCAAGCAACGGCGGCGGCTTTAGAAGGTCAACCAAACGGCCCGCAGGGTGAGTTGATCGGCGAACGCGAATGGCTTTTGGACACTGACAAGGGCTTTAGCCGCAACTTCGTGAAGAAGAACTTCTACCAAGAATAACATAAAAAGCGTGTGTCACAAGATTTTCCGCCGTCCTGATATAATCATTGTTCTAAACAGTGACGGAGTGACTCATGCAATCTTTTCTTGTATCTACAAATTCGTTTGAAGAAACGGCCGCGGTGCTTGACAACAAGCGCCTGCACAAGCAGACCCTTGAGGCGTGGCAATGTCTTCTCAATATGTGCGGGCTTGACCCCGACGGCAACGACCGTGCGCCAAAAGGCTGGTCAAGTCACCCTGTAGTCAAGATGTGGCGAGGGCATGAGACGCTACTTGTCTCCTACATCACGGCTACGTACTTTGAGTGGCGGTCTCGTGGGTACAAGTCTACGCTCCTCGAGAAGACACTACGTACCTACGACACCGCTGTGTCACTTGGTAGAATATCTAGTGACATTACGTTGCCGTTGTGGATGCATGACCGTACGTACTTTGAGAACCTGTGCTCAACTCACCGTGTCGCGCTACTGAACAAGAACTACGAATGGTATTCGCAGTTCAAGTGGCCAGAAGACACTGGAACATGCCCTCCGGGGTACGAGTACCTGTGGCCGCACCAAGACGGCTACGTAGTAGTGGCTTGAACCCTGTAGAAGGCCTCTAATTCAGCGTCTCGTCCGCTAACATAGATAATCCTGCCAAGATTACCGCGCTTACGTCGCGTGACAAGATACAATCTTTCTACTATGAAAGATTCTAGAATTGGTGAATCTCTCTGGGTCGAATGGTCTGGGGAAGACTATGACTCTTTTGACAGAGATCTAACAACGTTTTACACCGTTGGGCACGTTGATCTCGAGAACGACGTAGTAAAAAGAGCTCTTGCATCTGCGCTTCAGAGAGACGGGATTGCCGTTTCTCTTGGTGAAGGATACAAACTTTTAGACGGCGCTATCGCTATGCTCGGCTACGCCGGCTGTGTAGACGGTGACACCGACATGACAATCTGCGCCCAGGACGGCGAGACACGCGACGGAGATGACGTTGACGAAGTTCTCGAGGTGACCTGGGTGGAGATTCAATGCCAAAAGGTGTAGGCGACTTCGAGTGGATGGACGAAGCTGAATGCGGTAAACGTAGCAACAAGCACATGTCGTCGTACTTTTTCTCTGCGGTACCAAGAGAAAAATATGATGCTAGAAATCTGTGCTTCCAATGTGACGTTCGTAAGGAATGCCTAAAGTACGCTCTCGAGAACAAAGAGATCTGGGGAGTCTGGGGTGGAAAAGACGAGGCAGAAATTAGACGCACCCTGTCGCTGTCTCACGAAGGCAAAGAGATCAGACGCACTCGGTTTCCCAACTGCCCGTACTGCGGTGCTCGACCAGTCAAGTTGTCGGTGATTGTTGCGCCATCGCCTGAAGGCGGCCGATGGACGACAATGAAACTTGTGCAGTGCTCGGAGTGCGAGTTTACGTGGAGAAGTCGCACTAGTGCTAACGCAGTTACCGCGTATCATGCTTCTCGTAAGAAATCTGAAAACGAGAAGAAAAAGAAGAAAGACTAGTTTTCTTCTTTGTTTTGAAGCGCCTTGTTTAGCGCGTCAACTGTAGCTTCAAGAATAGCGATCTTCTGTGCCTGCTGTGCTATCTGGTTTGTGAGGCTTAGAACGATCTTGTCGATATCAAGTTCTAGGTTGTCTGACATTACTCAGTCTCCGTCTGTTTGTTTAGTTCTTCAAATCTGCTGTCTATCATATCACTGTATTGTGACGAAATAGCGGCTACTAGGTCTTGGATTAGCGCGTTTCTTTGCCGTTGCGCCGTTGACGGCCCGACGTGCTGCTTATACAGAAGCCTATTGATGTGAGCAAATTTTGTCTCAAGGAACGTTCTTACAACAAGTTCGTAGTCGTCGGCAACAACGTACGCAGGGTTGTGTCCGTTAAGTTTTCTATAGACGTCGGCTCGCCACGCGCGTACGTGGTTTGGTGCTGACACGATGTGCTTCATCGTGACCGCGTTAACTTCTGGCGCTGACATTACCCACACTCCGTACTCGTCAGACCAATAGTCTGACCCATAGCCAAAACCCCAACCTTCTGGGTAGCGACCGGACTGGCCATCGGCAAGAATTTCACACCAGTCCGAGTAGACAAATCCAACCTCTGGATCCTCAAACGCGCTAGCGATCTCGGCAAGACAGTCCGGCGTCAGTTCGTCATCATGATCTAGTTCAACAAGAATGTCGCCCTTAGCAACCATAAATGCGTTGCGCTTGATTTCTCCAATCGAGCCGGAGTGAACGTGCGATCTGTACATTGCGATCTTGTAGCGCTCGTCGGAACAGAAACCGTACAACTGGCGCCACGTCTCGGTATTGGTGGAATCGTCCCATACAACCCATTCCCAATCTGTGAGCGTCTGAGCCTTGAGTGATGCCCACGTTCTGGCGAGGATTGACTTGTCGGTGTTATAGGTCGGGGTAATGATTGAGATCATCAAGACTCCGTAGGAGCGGTGGACTCTGGTTGCCATAGTTCGGCGGGATTAGGGCTCGGCGCAATCCAAGTTTCCCCGTCAAGCGTCCAGCCAAATGATGCTTGCGGGTGTTCGTCGCAGGAAAGCAACGTGTGGCCTTCTGGGAAATCTGATTTACGAGCGATTCAACAATCTTGTTGACATCTAGTTGTACATTGGACATTATTCTTCTCCTGTTGTTGGGGGTAATTATTCATTTTCTTCTTCTGTTATAGATGCGTCATCCCAGATTCCTCTGGAAAACTCTACCCAGTCATCGTACTCCTGTTGCGTTAAGACAGTAATTGAACCATCAGGGTTTTGCTTTGAGATGCTTCCAAACGGATTTTGTTCTAAAAACTGTTCTTTTGTTATTGGTGTGTAATCGTTCATGATGCGTCTTCTCCTCCTATACGAACAAAAAATCTTCTGAATTGATTAAGAGCATTAAAACTAGTAAAAGTACCCGCAAGAAGTATTTTGCGGTCAGATTGAATAGTGACTGAACGAACAGTATTATTAGCACCATTGCCAGCATTAGTAGTAAATGCAGTATCTCTAGTACCATCACTATTTAAACGAACAATACGGGTTACAGTCGTACCGTTCCAAGCACCAAAATTACCGCCAACAAGAATTTTACCGTCAGACTGAATTGCTATTGATACAACACCACCACTAGCACCAGTACCAGTGTTTGTTGTAAATGCAGTATCTCTAGTACCGTCAGCATTTAAACGAACAATACGACCTACGGCCGTGCCGTTCCAAACAGTAAAATTACCGCCAACAAGAATTTTACCGTCAGACTGGATTGCGATTGTTACAATAGTAGTATTAGCCCCTGTACCAGTATTAGTCGTAAAACTAGTATCTCTAGTCCCATTACTATTTAAACGAACAATAAAACCTACAGTCGCACCGTTCCAAATAGTAAAACTACCACCAACAATTATTTTTCCGTCAGACTGGATTGCGATTGTTTCAATAGTAGTATTAGCACCAGTACCAGTATTAGTAGTAAATGCAGTATCTCTAGTACCATCACTATTTAAACGAACAATACGGTTTACAGTCGTACCGTTCCAAGTAGTGAAACTACCACCAACAAGGATTTTACCGTCAGATTGAATTGCTACAGAAAGAATAGAACTATTAGCACCAGTACCAGTATTGGTTGTAAACGCAGTATCCATAGCGCCATCAGAATTTAAACGAACAAAACGACCTACAGTTATGCCATTCCAAGCAGTAAAAGCACCACCAACAAGGATTTTACCGTCAGATTGAATTGCTACAGAAAGAATAGAACTATTAGCACCAGTACCAGTATTGGTTGTAAACGCAGTATCCATAGCGCCATCAGAATTTAAACGAACAAAACGA